AGCCGCCGCCACCATCTCCGCCACCGCCCACACCAGGGCCGCCTCCCGAAGAGCTGCAAATCAGTTGTTGCCGCGCAGCGCACAGGTCCGCATCAGCCTGCGATACCTGAGAGGTGCAGTAAGAGATGCAGCCAGAGGTTCCGAAAGGCGAACCCAATGGCGGGGTGTTTTCCCAGCCGGTGTTATAACTTATAAAAACCTCCGAGTCTGGAGCCTCAGCCGTCAGGTTGGAGAACGGATTACTCGGGTCATCGCACAGCGATTTTATACAGCACGGGATTTGCGGCATATCAAACGGGGTTAATTGCTGGTGGCACGCTCGGCAGTGGCGGGCAGTTAGGCACCGCATCCGTGCCGCAGACCAGGCCTTGATACAGAGCGCGGTCGACCGGTATAGCGTGCAGAAGCAACCCGCGGATTCGGCAGAAGCCCTTTACGGTCAGACGCGGCTGGAACTGGTAACCTATATTGGTCGGTCTGCCTGTGGCGCTGGCACAACTGGAAGGCGGCTCAGGCAGGGTCTGTGTCGCGCGATACGATTCACCAAAAGGAACGATAGGATAACAAACGGGGTTTCGTAAATCCTCGCAGCTGTTCTTGGCGGAACAAATCTTCCAGGTCTTCCACGGTATCCAACAGGTCTGACCATCAGGCCGATATTCCATCGTGAACACCACCTCGCCGTAGACACGGTCCACCCAGAGCTCAGCTGACACCAGCTTCTTCAGCTTGAAGAAGTCGCCCCAGGTGAAGCTGGGGAACTCGGCATACCAGGTGATGCGTGCACTGGTATCAAATCGGTTGGAGTCAAAACGATTGGAGGCAGATAACTCCCACATCTCAATCGCACCGTCGATACTGGAAACGGTAGTAGCGAAGGCTCGCTCTAAACCACCGAAATCGCCGGTGGTATATTGCAGAACGAGCAAGCCTTCATTACTACCTTCCCAGATGGGTTGCTGACTGCTTCCGAAAGTCGACATGGGCACGAAGTCCAAAGGAGCTAACGCTTGATGCACCACACCCTGCGGCAGCTGTAACGGCAGCGCTGACTCCAAGAGGCGATTGTCAAAGAAGATGCCGGTGCCATATCGGAGCAGGGCCCGGTCATCGAACTGCAGCAGCCTGGTTTCCTGGTTGGAGATTTCAATGTTGCCTGGCTGATTGAAATAACGGATGGCGGCTAACAGTGATCGAATGGATGGTTCCAACGATTGAAAGTAAACGTCTCCGTTCACCTGCACCACAGACCGGTCATTGACTGTGCCGTTGGTTAGCTGCACCACGGTCATCAACGGCTGATTCTGATTGGTGGCGGCAATCCAGTCAGCACGGCTTACAGGAACATTGAAAGAGTAAATAGCCCGCCTGGTTCCAGCGAACAATGTACCCTGGCCTAGCTGGGTATTGAGGTTGGCGTTGTGAAACACCGACCGAATATTACCGGCTTGGGTGGCAACAGTGAAACCATCACCACCGAGCACCAGAGGATTCTCGGTGACGTTAAGGATAGCATCATCGAAGTCGTAGGCATTGGTTCCCGATGGTCCCTTAACGATATCGCCAGCGTTCAAGCTTCGGCCAATGGCGTACCAAATCCGGCCCATGAAATAGTCCATCGCGGTCGCCGCCGGGATTTCATTAATGCCAGGAGTGCCAGGGGCTACGGCCAGGTTGGTGATACCCTTGCTTCGGCGTAGCAGTGTGCCGTCCCAAAACAGGGGGAGGGTTACATTGTCACCAGCCTGGATAATCAGGAACTGTTCCCCTTGCACAAAGAAGAACTGCGGCTGTGTCGCAGGCATGAACAGCACGAACATCGAGGACAGGTCAGTCACCGTTGGCGGGGTGGTCGGCTCGACTTTATAGATGTGGCCACTAATGGCGACGATATCGTAGGGATCGGCGTTAGCTGGGGAGTACATGAACTTCCCCTGGAACAGGCCGGACCCATCGTGAATTTGGCCCAGGCGTTCGTAGCCGCCCCTCGGGCTGATACCTCCATCCCGCACGGTGGCGTTTGATAACCACGCCAACATATTCCTGGCTAGACCGTTTGGGTTGGCTGGGCTCTGGATGGTGGGAACGCGGACACTGTCGACCCCTCCAGAAAAGTCGACCGACCCATCAGGTATTGCAACGGCTTCAGACATATTTCCATTTGAACCCGAGGGCTACGGGTCGCTTGCCCTTACACACTGCATGAATGTTACTCGTAGAAAAACCGAGACACCTTTCGGCTTCCGTTATACTCTCGAATCTGCCCAATTCTACTCCATCCAAATCCATCACAGCAACTGGCTTGAAACATGTCTTATTCAGTCGGTTGGCAAGAACGCCTTTGGCCACAGCCTCCCTGCTTCTCTTCTTCCCAAGCTGAGCCATCCTCATGTTGTGCTTTGCGGCATCCGATTTTGGGCCTCTTTTTACAAGGGCTTGGCCAGCCCTCATGTTAGCCCTCGCCTGTTCGGTGTGCTTGTATCCCGTTAAAGACTTGGCAACCCGGGCAACGTACTCCGGGTCTCGCTTAATTCCCCTGCAGGACCTGGCTGTCGGAGAAATGTTGTACCCCAGTTCCGGATTGGAACTCTGGTAAAAATTAATCCAAAACTGCTCCCTCGATAACAGGTTCTCTTTGGAGGGATCGGAAATCTCCTCTATCAACTGGATCTGCAAAGCGTCAGGGGTCTTTTTGAATGCTCTCAACAAGTGCCTATTTCCGTGAGTGCCTTGCTCGAGTTCGTGCCTGTGGCAGTTCCACCTCACATTAAGCCTGACGGCTGAACCGACGTAAATCTTACCGTTCAATGAGTTTATTATCGAGTATATTCCTGCTCCAAGTATTGTGAATGGAGGTGCCAATCGCATTGCACGACACTACCCCTTGGGTGTAAAGATTCAATCAGCAAATGGCAGCCAACACCATCGAGAAGTACGGTCTCAAAATTCCCTGGTCCCAAAACCCGCTCTCCTTAGAGTTTTATATGTGCCAAAACGGCGGCAGGTGGGCACGCAAGAACGGCACGGGATTCATCGGGAACGGCATGATGTTCCACTTCAAGGAGGCCATGAAGCTGATGTGGCCCTGGATTAAGTGGCATGAATGGGCCGACACACAGCTCGAGTGTTATCTGGGCTACAGAATCATCGGACAGATGGGCCCGGCGTCGACCGGCAAAACCTTCATTCCCTCAGCGTGTATCCTCGCCGATTACTACATGCATTCATCCTGCACAACGGTCCTGGTATCGAGCACCACACGCGAGAGCCTGGAGATGCGCGTACTGGGTGAAGTCAAAAAGCTGCATCGGATGGCGAAGGCAGGATTCAACTGGCTGCCGGGGAATCTGATCGAGGGCCGCCAGCGGATTGTTACTGACGACCGCAGCATCGCCGCTGAAGGCCGCGACTTTCGTAACGGCATTGTCGGTGTTGCCTGCAAACGCGGTCAGAGTTTCCAAGGCATCGAGGAATATGTCGGCATCAAGAACAAGCGGCTCAGGATGCTGGGTGATGAAATGCAGTTCCTTCCAAGGTCCTTCGTAGACTCGATAAGCAATTTGAACAAGAACGCGGATTTCAAGGGGGTATTCTCAGGCAACCCCAAGGACACGACTGACGCGCTTGGGGCTGTCTGCGAACCAGCAGCGCACCTGGGCGGTTGGGACGGTGGCATCGACCAGACCGGTGGCAGCAAGACCTGGGAGACTCGTTTTCACAAAGGCATCTGTATTCAGCTAGTCGGCACCGACTCCCCGAATCTCGACGGGAAGATGGGGATCCCCCTTATCACTCAGGAACAGATCGACGCAGACATCAAGTTCTACGGCCAGGACAGCCTGCAATATTCGATGATGGACCTAGGTCGCATGCCGCGCGGCCAAACGCAACGCCGTGTTATCACCAGGCAGATGTGCCTAAAGTTCCATGCGATGGAAGATCCCGTGTGGAAGAACGACCAGCGCACACGCATCGGATTCCTGGACGCAGCCTACCGAGGCACTGGTGGTGACCGCTGCGTATTTGGCGAGCTACAGTTCGGTCCCGAAGCAGTGGCTGATGCAGCCGCCGACCTGGTTTCAGCAATCGTAACACAGAAGGTTACAAGTTCACGGGAGCCGACTATCATGGCGCTGATTGATACGATGGTTGTTCCGGTCACGATGAGCCCAAGGGACATGCCTGAGGATCAGATTGCGGCCTTCGTTAAGACAGAGTGCGAGCGCAGACACATCAGCCCGGACAACTTCTTCTTTGATACAACTGGCCGCGGATCACTCATGGCTGCCTTCGCCCGGCTGTGGTCGCCAAATGTGCAGGGGATAGAGTTTGGTGGAGCTGCAACCGATCGCAAGGTGTCGGCTGACATCGACATTATGTGCAAGGATTATTACTCCAAATTCGTCAGTGAACTTTGGTACGCGGTGTCCCTTACTATTCAGTCAGGTCAGTTCCGAGGAATGACCGAGGACGCAATGGCGGAAGGCTGCATGCGGGAATGGGGGTTTGTCTCCGGGAACCGGATTGAGGTCGAGACAAAAGAAAAGATGCGCGTCAAAAGCGGAAGAAGTCCCGACATTTTTGACGCGATTTGCGCCGGTGTGGAGGGGGCTCGCCGCCGGGGATTCATCATCTCCCGGCAGGTGGCGGTGCAGCACAAGAAGATTGACCACACCTGGAAGCAGCAGCTGCGCGACCGGGCCAAGAATCTCAGCCAGGCCGGGCAGCTCAATTACTCTTAGACCCCTGGCGGTTTGGGAGGCAACGCCGAAGGGTTCAACGCCGCTATAGTCGCACGTAGCTGTTGGGCCGCTTCAACTGCATCCTTGTTGCTGACTTCGCTCTCAAGCACCGACAGAACATCGTTGACCGTCCCAGTCTCCACCTGATGCTGCTGCATCCAAGCCGTTAGAGCCGAGTCATAGTTGCTTCCGTTGGGAAGAGTCTTGATAAACTCACGAATAGTCTCCACGCTCTGAGCCAGAGTCACGCCAACCTGTTTGTTCTTGCTCGAACGGAACCATGCCCACAAAGCGGCTGCGGCCCCGATGGCACCGCTGGCGATAGTTCCATACCCCGGTATCAGTGCTGCTCCAGCTTGAGCATCCTTAACCCCTGGCCCGGGTGTGTAAACATACTGCGGCTGCAAGTTGGTCGTCACAACCTGCGGTCCTCCCGAAACCGGCGTGTTGGTCGCGATAACCGTGATGTAATTAGTTTGCACCGAAAACAATGCGCTTTCCACCTTCGTCGGGGGAGCACCATTGTGAAACGAGGTACACCCTACGAGCAGGGTGACGGTTAAGATTGGTATGAGGTAGCGTAGTTTCATGGTTTATTTTGTTTTGTCAGATCTTCTGCCCGTTGTTCTGCTCTGCCAGCCGCATGCGCGATAGTAGCCGTGGAAGCGTCACGGTCGGCCATCAATCCGTTGGTAGCTTTCTCAATGCGCACACTGATTTTGTGAACCTTAAGGCTCACCAAAGCTGCTATGGCACTACTAATCGTGCCCAATAACGCGATAACCTCCCCTTCAGTAATAGTCATGGTGCAATCACTTTACTCCCAAGAGTCTCCAGAAGTAAACCTTGGTGTGAGGCGGCATCTGGACGGTGTAGAAATTGGTGCTGACCGTCCCTTTGAAAGAAACGGGCACCGTGTTCGTATGCGTTCCAAATGTCTGAGTCTTGGTGTCAAAGGCCGTCACCACCTGCTTTGTGGCCGTGTTCGACCAAGTGTTGGAATCAGGAGACTCTTGCAAATACCAGACGTAGTTGGTTTCGTCTGCGGGATAGGTAATATGGACAAAATAGTCCCTGGGCTTGGCTGCGGCGGGAGCGGCAAAGAATTGCGGAGCAGCCATAGCCTTTGCCTTGGGAGAGACTAAAGGCTTTGGAGCGGGGGTTGGTAGCGGCGGAACTGAAGGTTTTGGATTAGTGGCGCACCCAGCAAGGAGCAGTAGACACAGCGGTGAGCACAATCCAAAGGCGATAGCTAGGCGCACAATCTGTTCGATGCGGTTCATTCCCATGATCCTATAAACATTACCAACGTGTCCAGATGCGGTCTTGGTTTTGATCCCAAGCTCGTACGCTATTTCCTTATGCGTGTAGCCTTCGCCCACGCACGAAATCACTCGTAGGTGAGTCTTGGTTAGGCCCGACTTGTAGGTGCGATCTCTCATTACGCCTGGAAACTGGAGAGCGGCAACCCGGCACCACCATTGTAAAGATTAGTCACATCAGATGTTGTCAATGCTCGATGCCATAGACCAACCTCATCCACACGACCACCGGCTAAGTTTGAAAACGCTTGACCTGCGGCTTCTCCAAAACGGAACGGGTCAACTGATGTTCTAATACCATTTGTGGTTGTATTTGTAGTGACGCGAACGCCGTTATCAAATTGGGAAAATATCTGATTCACCGATGCGTCAAAACCAATGACAAAATGATGCCAAACATTATTAGTCGGGGTTCCAAGTGCGATAGAAGCAAGCACATTAGCTGTGTCGAACGCTTGATAAAAGTAAAGGTCTCCAGGCGTTCCAACAATGAAATATTCTGAATTAACACTCGGTGTTCCCTTGCATATTATTGTCAGAAAACCTCCCCCAGTTGACCAGCTCGTTGCCTTGAACCAGCACGAGTAAGTAAAGCTAACTCCTAAACCCATTGCGAGATCAGAATTGCTGGCGTGATTGGCAAATGAGCCTCCCGCCCCTATATCAAGACAGTTATTTATGATACCACCAGCAGTACCGGAGTTAGCTAAGCTGAGTCCTAATGTGTTAGCGCCAAAGGAATCGGGAGTTGATACAGCACTTACGTTTTCAAACTGCCAATAGGAAATCAGGCTATTGAGTAAGCCGTTAGTCACCACACCTCCAGTGGTATTGCTCCTTTCGTTGGAAGCAACTGAAATACACCCCGAAATAGGAGAGTTAGCCTTGACCGCAACGAAATAGAGGGTGCCTGGAGTCAGTCCTGTGATGAGGTACTGCTTGGGAATGACTGGAAGCAATGCGCTTTGGTTCGTGTAGACTCCGGAGACTGTACCCCAGAACACGGTGTACCCGGTAATAAGGCTGCCTGAATTGCTGAGCTGCTTCCAACTGGCTTGCAGTATAGTCCCATCGGTAACGCTGTTGGTGAGTCCAGCAAGTGTGGGAGCTGTCGGCGTGATGCAGGGCGGAGTAGCGATCCCGGCTACTTGAGTCAGCAGATAAGTACGCAGGGAATTCTGTGCTGTGCCAGGGACACAGGATGAGAAGCATCTTGCAGCCGAGGCAACGTCCGATGGGTCGCTAGAGGCTAATGGGATCACAGCGTATCACGCAAGCAACTGGGCTAAAAGATAATTCCCGACCGCCATCTGGTCGCCTGGTGGAATGCAGGACGACCAACAGCGAGCCGCGTTCGCAAGGTCTGAAGGGCTGGTGTTCTGCTGCCCAGCTATGATGGCGAGAAGATAAACCTGGACTGCCATCTGGTAGCCCACGGGAATGCACGATTCATAGCATCTCGCTGCGTTCACAAGTACCGAGGGATCTGTGGAGGGGAGGGCCATTAGAACGGATTGGTTATTCCGTTGAGATTGGCACCGGCCTGAAGTAATGTCCCGTACCTTGTGAGTGCTTCCACTTGCTGCGCGTCCGTGATTCCCGGAGCACCTCCCCAGTTGGCACTAATCAATGCATTGAGGGTGAATCCATTGGTGGAAAGCTGACTGCCTGTGACTGGTCCGGGGCCGGGCAGGCTGTTCAATCGTTGTATCGTTGCAACTATGGTGTAGATATAAATATCCAGGAACTGCTCCTGGGTCATACCCTGGAAAGCCGCGGCTATGGAATTGGCCACTACGGGATTGAGGCTCGTAAGGGAAGCCACCACCGGAGTCTGTCCGTAAATGCTGTTGCTGAGAGCGGAAAGCAGAAATGCCAGCGCACGCTGTGACTGATCCGTGCCCAACTGCTGTATCGAGTTAGCCTGAGTTACTAGATTTGAAAGTACTGGACTCATAAGTTTTACGGTCTACTTTTTAAGCGTGACGAGCGTCGGTTGTCGCCGGTCGCCCGCCACTTAACATAACATTGAAAGAACCAATGCAATGCCTGCCAAAATCTACCCCACGGGTTCGGAATGCCCAAGCTTTAAACACGGTCACTGCATTAATGGTGTACCAACTCGAACCTACTGGGTTTGGGCGGCCATGCTCGACAGGTGTAGAAACCCAAGGAACAAAGACTTCCCTAATTACGGAGGTAGGGGAATTGCCGTGTGTGAACAATGGTCGGAGTTCTTGAATTTTGTAAAGGACATGGGAAACAAGCTGCCTGGGATGACGCTTGAAAGAATTAACAACGACGGACCATACGCACCGGGAAATGTTAAGTGGGCGACTCGCAAGGAGCAAAACACCAACACGCGCCGCAACAAGATTTACACCGTGAACGGAGTTACTGGATGTATGGCTGACCTGGCTAGGCATTTTGGTTTGAGCGTTCAGACCGTTTCGGCTCGAATACACAAATATAATTGGCCCACCGAGAAGGCGTTCACTCCATCATACCCGACATCCCGGAATCCCCACCACCAGCCATAGCTGGTTCTTTATCGTCATGGGACTTTTCGTCCTTGCCCTTACTGTATTCCACCTCGAACGAATCTTCTCCGATATGCGTAATCTTTAGGACGATCTCTTCGCCGACTTTGAAATCCTTTCCAGCCATGAGTGACTTGGGCAGGATGCCGGTCGCTTCTCCGCCTTCCTCTTCCATGCCCTCTTTCTTCTCGGGCGCGGCACCGTCGCCATCGGAAAACATGTCGGAGGATGGACCGGCTGGTCCGGGATTTGAATTACCGTAAGCCATGATATTGCCGTTCGTTCAGTGGATTGGAACGAAATACCGACGGGTGCAGGTAATCCACACCCTGCACCCGTCGTTGACCACAACCCAATTACTGATTGCAAACCAGCTGGTTCGCGTCCACCGGGAACGTGCCCGCGGGAGCGGATCCAGGCGGAAGAGCTGGTGGAGTCGTTGTTCCGGCTGGAATGAATCCAGCGGGAAGAGGACAAGTCGGCAGAGCCGAGTTGTAATACTGGCAAGGATAGCCAGGATCAGGGCTGCACGTATTGATGTTGGGGATGCATTGCTGCTCACCTTTATGGAACCAAGCTTCCAAGAATTCGTAGTGTAGCGGGCGAACATAATACTTGAACCAGGCGATGAACTGGCCCTTGTTCTCCCATTTGTTATTGATTGC